GATAATATTTTTGGAATATCTGCATTAAACACAACAGTAACTTTAACAACAGAACAATGTTATTGGATTGTTGATGCAATACTAAAGAAAGCGAGTGAGAAATGACAGCAAATGAACTAGCAGATATAAATGAGTGGTCTTGTTGTGCTCATAGTAAACAAGTTTCTGCCATGCTACGTCAACAAGCACAAGAAATAGAAGCGTTAAATAATGCAGTAGATTCTTTAGTATTAAATAATGTTTTGTGGGAGTTAACAGATGAGGAAATACTAGCCCTATGGGTAAAGAAAAACAATCTAAATGGTGCTAAAGATATTTTAGATTTTGCTAGAGATTTATTAAAGAAAGCGAGTGAGAAATGAAAATTGTTGTCATTACGCCCACAACAGGAAAAGAAACATTGCAAAGAGCTATTGATTCTGTCAAAGCACAGACTATGAAATGTGAACATTGGGTGATTGTTGATGGAAAATTCGATTTTTCTTGTGACGCAGACGTTGTTATTCATTTACCAGAAAATACGGGAAGGGCAGGCGGTATTTTATGGAATGGTCAACGCATCTACGCAGGTATGCCGTTTATGATCAATGCAGATTATATGCTGTTCTTAGATGAAGATAATTGGTTTGAACCAACACATGTCAATGATATGGTGTTTAAATGTGAATCGGAAAACCTAGCATGGTGCTATTCACTGCGCAGAATCTTTAATACAGAAGGCGAATACGTCTGTAATGATGACGTTGAATCACTTGGCAAACTCTCTAGCAATCCAGATACATTTGTGGATATGAACTGCTATTGTGTTAGAGGGGATGTCTTACCTACTTTATCTCCAGCTCTCTATCATGGTGGCTGGGGTGAAGATCGTGCATTTTATCAAGCGCTTGTAGATAATGCACCACAATTTGAGTGTACGAATGGCTATACCGTGAACTACACTGCACCCGATCGTTTATTACCCATGTTTTTAAATAACCAAAAAAAGGAAACTCAAATGGCATCTATTTTTATTGCAACACCTATGTATGGCGGTATGTGTGCAGGATATTACACACAATCTATTCTCCAACTTTCCGATTTACTCAAACAACACGGTATTGAGAATACTTTTAGCTTTATGTTTAATGAATCTCTCATCACCAGAGCAAGAAATGCACTTACAAACGCATTTTTAAAGAAAGAGGGCTGCACACATCTCATGTTTATTGATGCAGATATTCACTTTAAACCGCATGATGTATTAAGTCTTTTACAAGCTGATAAAGACATTATTTGTGGCATCTATCCTAAAAAAGAAATCAATTGGCATGGTGTAGAGAAGGCAGTTAAAAATAACGTGCCACAGGATCAATTAAAACGTCATACAGGCAGCTTTGTAGTGAACTTAGTAGGTTATGCAGGAGAAGTAACTGTACCGATTAATGAACCCGTAGAAATCTTTAATGGTGGCACTGGATTTATGCTTATCAAACGTGAAGTATTTGAAAAAATGAAAGATTCTATGCCGTTCTACTTAAATGATGTGACTGATTTAGGCGGAAACATGGAACAGCAAGACAAGATTACAGAATATTTTGCAACCAGCATAGAACCAGAAACAGGCAGATTGTTGTCTGAAGATTATCACTTCTGTTACAACTGGCGCAAAATGGGTGGTAAAGTGTATGCTGCCCCGTGGGCTGAGTTATCCCACATTGGAACATACGCTTTTGATGGCAGACTTACTCCTGCCGCATAAAGATTAAATTAACAAATGTTTGAGAGCAGAGAATATAACCTTTGCTCTCTAACAATTCCATCATCTTATTGATTGTGCCAGGCGCAAATTCCTCACTCGGCTCAACCATAATAATAAGCGGTTTGTATTTGTCAAAATCAATGTCTGCAAGGATGTTGTAATCATAACCCTCAATATCAATGCTTAAAATAATGTCTACATGTCTTGGTAAGTGCATCTGATCAAATAAACTGTTGATGCGTATTGCAGGAACATGTATCACACCACTGACTTCACCTTCTTTCCATGCTTTGACAAAATCCTTGTTTAAAGAAGATATTTCATTGTCTGGAGATAAGTAAAACTCTACTTCTGCAACATCTTGATCCGTCACAGCTGCATTGATAATGGTGTCATTGTGTCTATGTTGCTGTAATTGCGGTATAAGGTCAGGATTAGCTTCTACTAGCACAGTATGAATACCCATTTTTTGTTTAAGTAAGAAACTTGCACTGGTAGCTACTGGATGGTTTGCGCCAATTTCAAAAAAGATTAAATACATCATTTTCTTTGTGCGCAGCATATACGCCCGTAATAAAGACTCTAAAATGACATCTTCATAGGCTTGTGAATAACTTGGTTGCAATTGCACAGGAATCGTGGGATGTTCCATGTGATTATCAGTAATGTGTTGATATATGTATGGATTAAGGTGCATTACAATTCTCCTAAATATTGATTTTCTTTTTCTAAAAATAACTGCAAACGTAAACGTAATTGTTCTTGATTACTGATTGTCAATGCCATATCACCAAATACACGCAATAAGTCTTTTTCTGACTTACTGGCTAATTCTTGTCTTAATATATCTTTGTAATGTTTCGATAGTGTGATTGCTTGATTGACAGGCTCATGTATTTGAGCCACTAACCAATCTGGTAACTCTGGTTCTGCAAAAGTAGCTTGCCAATTTTTAAACTCTTTAATGTGTCCATGATTCGCACAATTAAATGCTTCTAAAATTAAATTGGTATCACCGAACTGTGAATTAGCTAATAAATAATTAAAGTGTTTAGGTAATACTGGTTTTTCTTTAGTGTAAAAGAATTTATCAGAATAAATGCCAACTAAGACGTTTAAATCAACGTAGGATGAAAGAAAACTCCATGTTGCACCCGTACTGCTTAAATCTACATATAATGCGTCTGGTGGGCTTTGTGTGCGCAAATACTCAATTGCGTTTTGTGGATCTTTATATGCTAAAGTGCGGCTGAAAGGTAAATAAGTGCTAGTGTCATAGTAATGACTGTAAAGTCTGCCCAAAAGATAACAGTCCCTACCCAAGAATACGACTGGATGCTCATTCTTTCTTCTATGTACCAATTCCGCAAAGCAGAACAGAAGCGGAATATTGTATTGATGAGCAACTTGTGTAAATTCATGATCTTGACACCGTAATCGCAACTCACGCATGAGTAATGCTAATACTTGAAATCCTTGATGATATAAATGCTGTTCATGGTTGGTAAAATGTGTACCTTCATAGTGTATAGCAGAAATACCAGCTTGTGTAGGCATATTCACATCACTATGGATATTGTCACCTAAATGTTGATCTGGTTTAATTCTTTCCCATGCACGACCACTTGCTTTATCGCCATTACTTTGATAAATAGTGACTTGCTTATCAAAGCCAGCATTGCGCAACATTTGCATGATCACCCAACCAGGCAAATACATATCAGAGATTAAAACATCTCCATTTTTCACTTTTTCGAAATTTTTTGTTACGGGGAAAGCCGAATTAATTTCTAATTCAATCTCCCGTGCCATTTGGGAATTTAATCCTCCAAATGCGTCATAGATTTCCTCAAGGCTACGTTGACCGTTATCCGCAGATACTCTACGAGCAACAAAATCCCTATCATCAAACTCACTTGCTATGGTTTCCCAAATGATATGACTGGTTATAAAACGCCTAGCAATCAGCGTATCAAATACATCAAAACTGTTCATCTTATCCCCTAATAAATACTACCTACAACCCCATCTTTGCCTTGCAGCTTTACCACGTTCACCTTTCCAGCTTTTTGATCTAGCGCAAAAAGACTTGTGACGTGGTCCTGATTTCTGTGGTGCTTTCAAATTACTACCAGTTGCACGGTTATACTTTCTGCGCCCTTTAGCAGTCAAACCACCGCCACGAGCAACAGATTGTTTCTCACCTCTACCAACAGAAAGGTTAGGTTTAGAATTCATGCAATCATGTTCTCCGCTTCACTTTGTACACTAGCAACACGGTTTAACCAACCTTTACCGAATGTAGCAAAAGTATTTAATGATTTATAAAAAGCAGTTTTTTCAGCAGAAAAGTTTTCTAAAAGAGAACGTGTATTCGCCTTACTAATCGCTTGTATCGTTCCTTGCCCAATAATACCGTCAGCATCAACTCCAACGGCTTCTTGCAAAAGTTTAGCAGCTCTACCCACACCCATATTAACAGCAGCATCAAAAGTGGCATAATCGACACCAGCAGGAAGATCGTCACCATGTACTTTATCCCAATATAATTGCTTGTAAAGGTCGTGAACATCTTGGTCGCTTATATTTTTTAAATCATCTTTAGTTAAATGAGGATTACGTTTCCAGTCTTTAAAAACCGCAAAAGTAATTCCCTTCATTGTAGCTCCACCTGGATCTTGAGGGTTATCACTCCAAAGCCCTTCTGACTTTAAAACGTGCGCTAACGCTGTATCAAAATTATCCTTCATCGGTTTCTCCAATTTTGATTCCAGTAATCAATCCAATGAATCCACCAACAATTGTCTGAAATGCTGGTGTAATCGCTTCAAATATTTTAGTGTTATCTACTTTTTCAAAAAAAAGTCCAGTTAACAAAACAAATACCATACTTAATAATATAATAGACAATGTGACAGTTGCAATTAATGTTACCCAATACCCTAATTTTTGTTCATTCATTTAGCAGCTACTCCCTGTACCTTTTCAAATGTTCTGAGTCCACCCATACCTAACATACCCATCATGAGTTGCCATAAATTGTCATCAAGTCCTGGCATTAGTGGCACGTTATATCCAGCAACACCTGCTAACCATGTAATGATTGGTTTTAGTAAATATTGGTAGAACAATGCCAACGCACAAACCCATCCGATTGCTGGTCGCCAGCCCGATACAAATAATGACGCATTACTAGCCTCTACTTTATTAATATCTGTTTGTGCAGTCATTGACGCTAATTCGCCTGACTGTTGCAATTTTAATAATTCTAACTTTGCTTGATCAGCTTGTGCAGGATCAGGAAATATCCTCGTAATAAGGGTATTCCCTAAATCTAATGCAGCAGAGATAGGATCTAAAGACATTACAGTGCTTTAAAAAAGTCTTTAACCTTATCCCATGCTTCTTCAGCAATATTTTCTACTTCTGCAGGAATGTTAGCAATTTGTTGTTCGAGTTGCGCAACTTCTTGTCTTTTAGCGTCTAAGTCCGCTTGTAACTTTTCTTTAATGTTCATTTTGATCCTTTTTTGGTTTCGGTTTTATGTGATTGACGTGCAGATTTCACTCCAGCAGCAACAGCTAATGTTTCTGGTGCGCCTTGTTTTAACTTAGGATTCATGGTCTGACCAATTGCTTTTAATCCTAATGTACTTTTTTGTTTAGTAGCCATTAGTACACCTTCTTTCCACCAGATTTAGATGTGTAAGAGTTTTTAGAATCTCCACCATCTTCAAATCTCCAAATAGATTGAAAACCACCAATCGGCATCTTTCCTAAACGATAATGCTCATGATGACCATAAGTATCACTAATTGTTTCTGGTCTTGTTGCAACCTTTAATGGGTGCATTTTGACATTCTTTCCACTTTCATCTTTCATTTTCAGCTCCTATGCTTGAGTTTCTAACCACGATAAACGGCACACAATATTGGCACTTGCACCTGACGTATTGGTTGCCACAACATACAAAATATCTGGACCATCTGGAAATTGACCATTGACCGATGATGGTACGTTATTATTTAAACCACCACCTAATATAGAATTACCAATACCAGAAATTTGAGATAAATCTAATGTAGACTGATTACCTGATATACCACCAGAGTTGGTATACGCAGCACCAATTGACTCACCACCTGTAATTGTTGCAGTTGCATTAGAATTAGCAGCCACCTGACAAATAGAAGATGAATAAGTATTGTTTTGTGTTGGTGATGCAAAAGTTCCTGTAAATCCAGTTGTTACACCATTTAAAACTAATTGAATTAAGAAGAATCCACTAGACAACACACCCAATTCTTTTAACTGCAATGTCATACGATTGATAATTTCTTTATTACCTAAAGTACCAACAGTACCGTTATCCACAGACGGTGCTAAACGAATAGCAAGAATAGGTACAGTTGCAGCATTGGCTACCGTGACGTTGGATGTTGTTCCGTAGTTAAAGATAAGTGAAAAGTCATTATTAAATCCACCATCCATGACCACAGCAGAACCCCAGTGTGATAACACAGCCACAGAATCAGGAGGAGAATATTCTACTAATACGGGAGGAGTAGAGTTACTTGCTGGATATGCAGCAGTAAATCCAGTAGCAGCTGCACCACCTGTTGCACCCCTAGTCACACCTGTTAACTGATCATATCCTAAACCAGTTGTTGCATTAGATGTAATGCCTGTATAGGTTGCATACTCAATAGCACCATTGGTTGCAGCAGCTGTAATCTTGACTGTACCACCATTAGGGTTAAATCCAGAAGCACTTAAAATAGGAATGACGTTTGCACCACTGGTGATGGATGAATATAAAACAGTTGATGGACCTTGACCATTTGATTCATAATGCGATGGTAAGTTACCAGAACGTAAGTAAGCATTGGTCTGAATGTTATTGCTCTGTAAAGAATGACAATATGTCACTGCACCATTGGTTGTACGCATACCCCAACGAATAGTACCAGCACCATACCAAGAATAATCAATGTATAACATTTGCATCTTTGTAAGGTCTACTTTATATCCACTTGGACCAGTACCATCACAAGGATCTAAATTCCATTGAGATTGTGGAATCTTCTGATCAATGGTTTTTGATACTAATGCGTTAGTAATGGTTGCACCACGATATTCTGGAGCAATAAACATTTGCGTATCACTCGTAATATTCACAACTCTATAAGACTGTCCACGAATGACAATAAAATCATTTGGAAATAATTGTGTTGTAAATGCAGTAGATGTACCTGTTACAGTAGCATTACCTTGCGTCACAGCAACAGAACCACTTAATTGATTGATAGAGTTTCTGTAAACGGCATACAATGTTTGACCATCGTATTGGAAGAACATACCGTTTTGTGAATCAAAATAACCGACTTTGTTAGATGATCCATACCATGAATAAGGACTCACAATTGGCACAGTACCGTTAGACTGTATCGCTGGTGAAGAAGTAATTGGTGTACCTACGTTATAAGTAAATGTATTTGCATTGACAACAGATGCAATTTTATAAATACCGTTATAAGCAGCAACAGTTGCGCCAGAAGTTTGAATGTAAGCATTTGTTGTTAAATTGTGTGGGGTGAAAGTTGTTACGGTTACTGTTGAACCTGTTGCAGTAATAGAACTAACCAACAATTTTGGCTTCATAGATGTACCAGTAGAAAACTGAATTGCTTTACCAGACTGATAACGGAAATAACGCCTTGTTTGACGTATCATTTGTTGATTCGGTACTGCGCTACCAGCAGTAAAGTTAACAGATCCGTTGTATGCTCTGGTTTCTACATAACCAGATGGTCTTGAATACACAGTACCTTGTGATGTACCTGAAGTGACTGTACCTGTTAAAGCAGTTGCAAAAGTAAACTGATTGGCAGAAGGCACACCATTGACAATGTATGCACCATTCAAACCAGCAACACCCGTAGTATTAACAATATACACTAATGAACCATAAGACAATCCATGTGCGTAGAGTGTATTGACATACGCAGTACCAGCATTAAGAATAATTGCAGCAGAACTTGAACCTGCTACGGCAATACCAGCATTGGTATAAAAATATCCTTGATAACCATAGGTAGCAGTTGGATTGTATAAAGTACCAGATATAGTAGCATTGGTAGTCGTTGCAACAATCGCAGTTGCATTTGAAGAAGTGGTATACCACCATCCGTTTGCGTTAGGATCTAATGTTTCTTCTAAAAATATCGGTTGATTAGCACCAATGTTAGAAGTAGAACTAATAACAATAGTAGTTGTTCCATTACCAGCAATGTTTGAAATGTTAATTGGATTGTTTGTAAAATAGAAACAAGATTGACGATTATTTTCTAATGCTAATTGTTCCCATTTAACAGATTGTTGACCATACTCAAAGTCTGTGTCAATCAATGACTGTGGTGTTGAAACACGATATTTCGCTACGGGATCTGTCTGCGCTGCTTGTGGCACTACAATCATTGAATCTGGCATGTGTTACTCCTAATCAGTTCGGTTTATATCAATATTATTTCTCACCTTTGAATTTATGGCAAGATAACTAAACATACAAAAAAATGCCATTACAGATAATGTTTCCCATCTTGGATTCCACATCGCCCAACACGCTAAAGCAAACGATAAGGCAAGTGCCAAAATAATTAACAAACGATCCGTAATAACATTTAATGCTAATCTTACTAATGCAATTCCATCCATATTTATCCCCTTAAAAACTACATTCTACATCTATTCATCATCACCTGTTATAAACCCACTCCCCCATTCATCGTCAGAAATTTTCTGTTTTAATTTCTCAATGTTGATAGAACGGTCTATCACTTTACATTTGTCTGTTAAAGAAGCATTAGAATCAGCCATGACTTCTCTTAACAATTGACTTACTGCATCCTCTAAATCAGGGTTTACCCCTTTACTTTTCTTACTCATCTTTCACCTAACGCTTTAGCACCAAAATATGTTGCAGTTCCTAAACCACCTAAACCACTGTATACAAGAGTTTTTCTTAATAATCCATCAATCAATTGTTTTGCTTTTGTTGCATCTTGTGTTGATAATTCTATTTGTTTTATCTGTTTTAACAAATCAGCATGAGTTTGTGCATCAATAATACGATCGTTTTTAAACATATTATTTACTACGGCTTTTGCATCTTCAGTGCCAGTATTGACTTGATTTAAATATGTTTCGTATTTGCGTGTCAAATCCGACAATTCTTTTTCGGTTCTTTGTGCTTTTCCAGCTTCTCCAGCTAACCTGGTTTGTGCAGATGTTGCACGTTGCGATGCTTGTACACCAAGAGTTTCTGCTTCTTTTTTTGCTTGTGCAATATAGTTTAATGGTTTTTTAAACTCAGGGAAAACCCTTAATAATCCTTCGTTTTTTGCAATAAAATTAGCTGCTTGTTGACTATTCATTGATTCTAATTGATTCCTTAGATAACCCTTGACTGTATTAACAATTTCTGCATTTTTACCGCCAACCAAATCAAGTAATCGTTCGGCACGTTCTTGTGTGCCGTTTAAATAATAATTAGCTGCTGCTGTTTTGTCAGAAGAAAACAATATATTTTCAGCTTCTTGCAATTCCACATCCGTTAAAGTTTTTCCACGCCCAGCTATGGCTTTTTCAATAGGAACAGACTTGTTTTTATAGGCTTGTAAATATTGACCAAAACGACTGTCATAAGCGTTCATTGCATTACTCAATTTTTGAGCCAATACATTTTGACGAGTAACATCCAATGCTTGAAATCCTTCAACTTCAAATGCTTTTTTATTATTTAACATTCTCCTTAAAAATTCAGCCTGATCCATTGTCATCGCTTGAATTTCTGCTGTAGGTTTATTAAATAATCTTTCTTTAATGCTCATACCTTCAGACGATGGTTTTGCCATTCTAACTTGACCAACAATAGAATCAAAACGTCTTTTTAATTCAGATTTATAAGGTTCAGGAGTTCTTTCAATTTGAGTTTTAATTTCATTAACAACTTCTGCAAATTGCTGACTACTTTGAGGGCTATTAGAAATAAATTCACCTTTTTTTTCTCTTGCCCTTGCGTCTTTAAATACAGGATCTTTTAATTCTTCTATTGCAGCTTTTTCACGTTCACCACGCAATTTGTCTATGTTTTTTCTACCTGTTTTTTGTATCACATCACCAGCATTTTCAGGCAAAACATTAGAATCTTTACTCAAATCATTTAAACTTTGTGTTACACGTTGTTCTCTAGCTTTTTGACGTTGTGAGGCAATTTTTTCACGACCTCCTAACTGTTCTTGTGCTTTACCAATACGTTCAGATTCTTTTTTTGCAACTTGCGCTTCTTTTGATGTAGAACTTAATAAATTTTCTATTTGATCATTAAGTTGTGTTTTTAAAGATTTATAAAGAGAGTCCGCTATTTTTCCTTTAGATGATTCTAAAGCACCTAACAATTCTTTTACTTTGTTTATTGCCGCAGGTATACCAACTTCAGCAACTGGACCTAATGCAGCACCCATGACGGCAGAAGTTCCACGACCTTCTTCTGTAGGTGTGGTTACACCAGAAATTGTTCCGCCTTTTACTGCAGATTCACCAATTTTGCCTAATGTGCTAGCTTCACCTAATCCTAATGCAGTTCTACCAGCTTGAAATCCTTTAGTCAAACCAGAAAACGGTAAAACATATGAACCGTATTTACCAGCAGTTGTTGCTACGGGATTCGCTTCTTGTACACGTTGTTGTAATTTATTGATAGGATCATACATTGCCTTACCTGTTTCTGGTGCAACCAATTCAACACCAGAAGCAATACCTTTTCCTAATTCTGTTAAACCACCAGCAACAAATGGAACAAGCGCACTTTTTCCTAGTGCCATATTAATAGGATCTTTTTTTGTATCCGTTGGTATAGAATCAGCAACAGCAGTACCTCCAAATTTTGAAGTGGATGGTTGCGAATCGTCAACAGATACACCGCCAAATTTAGACATTATGGTTTCCTATATTTCTTTCCATCATCTTCATAATATTCTGTACCACTTGGTAAAGCATCATATTCTGCTTTTGTTTTTACTGTTGGTATTTGTTGTCCACCACCTACATCATTTGGCACAACAGGCACTTTTCCTGATTGTTCATAATATTTATCAAATTGAGGTTTTAATTGTGTAAAACCAGGATACATAATTTCTTGCATACCTTGATTGTTTTCTAAATTCTTTTTAATACCATCTAATCTTTGTTTTAATGCGTCAGCAGTAATTCCTCTCCAACCATAAATAGGCTCAAGAATTTTACTTTCATTTGCAGTTAATGATTTACCACCAGTTTCAAATTCAATCGCTTGAATACGTGCTAATTTGCTTTGTAGCTCTGGAAAATTTTTCTGTAAATTAAGCAAAACGTCTGGAGTAAATTTAGTAGTTGGATTTATAAACTTGGCATATTTAGGATCTTGTAAAAGACTTTGAATATCTTCAATATTTTTAATTGTTTGATAACGACTAGAATATTGCTCTCTTATTTTAGATTCTTTTGGTAACGCACCAGTAACACCACCTTGTGTTAATTTTTGTTTTTCCAACTGTAAACGATCTTGTTGTAATTTCATGCTTTCTGCATGTTGCTTGGCTTGTTGTTGCATTTTTTCATATTGCAAATTAATATTCATGCCAGATTGCAAAGTTTGCAAAGCTGCTTGATCTTGCATGTTTTGCATTTGATAACCAAGTATTGAACTTTGTCCTGCTAAACTAACTGCGTATTGTCTTTCTTTTAATGACGCATCTTTATCAACCGCAGCTAATTGCATTGCTTTTTGTAAATGATTTTGTATGTCTGTACGAATATCATTAATGCGTTTGTACTCTTTATCAAACTCTTTTAACTCACGTTCGTATAAATCTTTACGACCTTCTTGCCAACCTTTTAACATTCCAGTCATAGCACCCAAAGCATTTTGAGAGGCAAGTTTTCCACTGTTTCCTAAAATTATTCCAAAAGTAGCAACCATGCTAAATAAACCACCTAAAGTTTCTGCGTTTTCTCTAGTTGGGTGAAACTCTGGTCTTGGATATTCTAATTCTTTGTTTTCCGCTTCTTGTTGCAAGCCACGAACATCTTGCGCATATTGTTTTGAAGATTCAGCTTCAGCACCCATTAAATTAGTTTGCAATTCTGTTTTTGCTTTTTCTAATTCACCTCTGGATGTTGCTTCTTTTTGACTTAATGCAGATTGTTGTTTAACATAATCTTGACCACCTTTAGTAGACATTTTTATCGGAAAAGGTTTCATTTCAGTGTTTAAAGAACTACTCAAAGTAGAGGGTTCTTTTTTTTCAACAATATTAGATTCTTCAGCCATTACGCAACTCCTGGTTTCGTACCACCAATTACATTACCACTAGCAATAGCAGCTAACTGTGTATAGAAATTTTGTGTGGTTTGTTGCAAAGATTGATCCAACTGTAAGCCAGAACGTATTGCACCCAATGCAATATTGTCACCAATTTGAGCAACTTGCAAGCCGTAAGTATATTGATTTTGCAATAATTGATTATATAAATTAGCCATTTGCTGTTGCATTTGTGCTTGTCCAACACCACCACGATTAGCCATCGCTTGATTTGCTTGTGCCATTGCTGCTTGATAGGCTTGCTGACTTTGTGGGGTTAATTCGCCACGTTGTGCTGCACCAATCATTTCCTGACCTTGTGCTTGGTAAGGTTGTGCTATTGCTTGTTGTTGTGCAGTTGCAGCTTGATTCTGCGCACCAGCCACATTCGCATTTCTAGCACCTAATAATCCTAAACCACCTAAACCTAATGCTTTTAATAAGGTTGTTGAAGAAACATTACCTAATGCACCACCAATATTACCCAAAGTTGATGGAGTAGGACCTTGTGTGGTTGCTTGCGTTAAAGCTGCTTGTGATGTTGGTCCTAAAGCAGAACTATACGGTAAATTTGCTAATTCTTGACCTGTTTGTATAGCACCTGTATATAAAGGTGAAACACCAGTATCCGCTAATCCTTGACCAGTACCTCCAGCAACTCCTGTTTGACCTAATCCTACAGTTGGCACACCACTGGCTAAAGAGTAATCTCCTAAACCCGATGGTTTACCACCAGTATCAACTAATCCTTGTGCTTGATTTGATTGCGCAGTTGTTGAAGGGGTTGAATCAAAATATTGTTGTGCTTGATTAAGAGCAGTTTGATCTGATGGCAAAGGCGCATTTTGTTGTTCTGGACTCACTCCAATTTCTGTAAGAGTAGCATCTCCATCATCAAATTGGGGTAAACCCGTATCAGGGTTAATATCTCCACTACCACCATGACGTTTGAGTAAGGCGGCTTCTCTGGGATTAATGTGTGCAAGAATACTATCATTATTCTTACCTTTAGAACGCAACAATTCAGCTAATGCAGGTAAATCAGCTTTTAATGATTTTGTCAGTTTTGTCATGATAGTCCTAATGCAGTTCGTAAAGATTCAGTATTCCACACATTACGTTGATTCTTGTCATCCCCTTGAAAAATAGGATTTCCTGTGGTTGCAGGATCTGGATTACTTGATTGTAATGCTTGTCCAAGAATAGAGGAAGATGGTGCGCCTAAAACACTAGATAAAACTTGTGGAGATGTTCCACCAGAAGAAACAATGGTTGGACTGATTAACTGTAATTTATCACTCGGTGTCGCTTGACCTTTTTGTGTAGTTCCACCCTCATCAATTGTAGAAGTTTGTTTTCCAGTTACATCTAATGCTCCAGCCGATAAAGGTTGAGTTGTTTGTGTTCCTAATGCTCCAGCCGATAAAGGTTGAGTTGTTTGTGTTCCTAATGCTCCAGCCGATAAAGGTTGAGTTGTTTGTGTTCCTAATGCACCACTCAATGTAGATGATGTTGAACCACCACCTGAATAATCAGCCGTAGAACTTGGATAAGTTCCTGCATTACTAAGATATAAACTATCTTCTGATGGTTCATTCAATGTAGGTTGATAAATACTACCATCTGCGTAAGTATATTGGTTAACATCAGGATTCCACATAACACCTGCTGGCAATGGAGTTGCTTGAAAAGTACCTGATTGTGCATCTGTAGTTTGTTGTGGATTACTAAGCGAATCAATAGTTACAGTAGGTTGATTTTCTGCTAATTGTGTTGGTTGAGGATTGTATGCAACTTGTTGTCCTGTTTGTGGATTAAATACGGATTTTGCTAAACCACCAACAGCACCTTGAACACCACCATATAAAGCAGATTGTCCAACATTTTGTCCAGCAAGTTGTGCAGCCGTTGCACTTCCTGTAGCACCACCTAAAATGTTTCCTGTTGTTCCACCAATCTCTGTACCCAATGCAGAACCTAAAGCACCACCTGCTGCGCCTGCACCAACATCACCACCTTTTAATCCTGCCGATAATGCACCTTTAGCTGCTCCACCTACGGCAGCAGCGCCTTCTGTACCTAAATCACCTATTGCACCACCCGCAGCAGAACTAATTTCAGAACCTGCTCCACCAGATACAGCACCTACACCTGCTGCGTTTAAAACTTGTTGAGCATCACCACCTGCGACAGCAGTTCCAATCGCATTACTTGCACCACCGATGGCGGCAGCACCTATTGCGTCTGCTGTTGTTAAAGAAACTGTTGCACCAACACTATCAGCAATTGCAGCACCTATATATGGTGCTAATTCTGGCATCGCAGCAACAACAGCTACGGCAACAATATCAACAACGACAGGAGCAGCAGCACCCATTATATTTTCCCTTCTTGCATTAATTCTTTTGTCAATTTGCCAGCTAAAATAGCCATAGAAATGATTTTGTAATCAATAATGTTAGAAATTGGTGTATTAGGTGGTAACAAACCTTCTCTAATTGCAGCCTGTAATGCAACGGGATACATTTTGGGATTTTTTAAGGCTTGTTTTGCATACGTTTCTCCTCTTAAAATATCTTGAGGATTTACTCCAACTTGTTGAATAATTCTTCTCAATCTTTCTTTAGACTGTTCTCTTTCCTTACCCGTCATTTGCGGATTTTCCATTTTTTTTTGGGGTGGGGAAGTTGGATTAGTTGCCATTATGTTAACCCTAAAACCGAAGCAATTTGTGTATGAATGTTGTAATGCGTACTTAACCAATCATAAAAATCATTCTCTGATTTAAAGTCTACATCCAACATATTGAACGGATTATCTAAATTGAGATAAGTTGAAAGTGCTTGATGCTCAGTTTGGTGAGCTAATAACCAGTCATCTAGGTTATCAATATTAGCGTCTGTAATAGGAAATTTAGCGTATGTTTGACCTTTATCCGTCAAAGTTTCCCAAAATAATTGATGTTGTACTCCATTTTCAAACAAAAACTCTCCTAATGACTCTTTGTCACCAAATTTAACGATGGAGAGCGTGTCCATATTCACTTGTCGACCTTATGATCTAATTTATCAAAGATTTTATTCAACATTTGTTTAATATCATTGATGTCATTACGATAATCTTCTTTAGTAACGTAATAATGTGGGAAATCCTTAATATCATCTTCTAATACCTTAATTGCTTTGTAAATATTATTTAATATCCAGCCTGCAAGAAAACCGCAAGTTGTTACTAAAATATTAAAAATCTCTTGCTCTGACATGTTAATCTTTCTTATAAATTAAATAATTTTCGTATACAACAAAAAAATAAAGTGTATTAATAGTTATCATTAAAACAGTTACTAAATCAACACCATCATAATAAAAATGTGTAAGTTGAACGTAATATATTCCTATAATTGCTGCAATTTTAATGAACAAAAATGCTTTGATAATTCCTAATTTATCAATTAAATATTGCACAATCATATTTCCTTCGTGTCCTTTACCTGATTTAATGACGTTATACGTTGTCCAAAAGTCTAGGAATTGAAGAATTACAAAAAGTAAAAATAAAATATAATTCATAAGTAATTAAACAATACCATCAGCTACAAATTTAATTAAACTCCAATCAACACCAAGATCCCCACCTACTGTATTAGTTAACTGAACATTCTGTCCTGACATAGACAATGCAAGTCCACCAGTAGCATGAATGGTATAAATAGTAGAAGATGAACTTCCTCTCCTAATTTGAGCTAATGCGTTTATACCACCATTAGAAGCACCTTCGGCAAGAAATGATAGGTTACGAGGTATAGTCATTATGAAAGAGTTAGAGTATTAGAACGAACAACACCATCAGAACCTTTTACTTTTACAACAAGTGATGTATTGCTTGTTAATTGAAAAGTCATTTCACCATTATTTGTCGGAGTTGCAGAAGCTGGTGGAGTTAAAATAGGTGTTCCTAATAATTTTGCTCTACCTGTTCCATTGCCACATAATATTGCATCAGCATTAGAATATCCTGTTGTAAATACACCACCACCTGTTGTACCATCTCGTTGTAATAATGCACCTTGTCCATCTACTGTACCACCAGCATATAAATCACCTAAATGATGTAATGAAGCATCACCTTTTAAATATTGAAGTGTTGTGCTTCCATTTAAAACAGTTTGACTAATAGTTTGCGAACCACTTAACGATTGTACTAATAAGTTTTGTGTAGCACTATTGGTTAATTGACGAACAATATTTGTATTTCCTACAGCTTGTAAGTTAATTGTTCCAGCAGCGATTGTGTAGGAATAAGTGCCACTTGTATAAGTTACCTTTAACGCAACAGCACCATTACTTGTACCTTGATAAGAATTTAAACAATTAAAATAAGTACAATTTAAACCAACCATAACACAAGTTGCAGATGCTCCTGAATTTACAATTGCAGAATCATACAAAGAAACTGATCCAGAATTTCCAGCATAAATTGAACTAATATTTGAGCCACTATATGATGAAACACCTGTCCAAATAGAATTAACAAATGTATTTGTTATTGTATGAACTGAACCACTATTTGTTGTATCAGAAATATAAATATCATAAACAGCACCTGATATATTTCCATCTCTAGAACCTATATTGTTTAATTCTATGTAACAGTTATCAATTGTTGCCATTTTAACATCAACAATTTTTATACCTGATAATCCAGCATATTCTGAATCACAATTTTTTAAAATAACATTCCAATTATTAGGTTGACTTGTATTTGTAATATTGAAACCATTACCGCCGCATCCATACGCTTGGCAAGTATGTATTTCTAATACATTTGATGCGTACTCAACAAAAAATCCATCTCCTGAACACCATTGAGCAATACAGTTATTAATTTGACCAAATAAATGGTATTTACTATGAAATCCTATTCCACAATAATAAGCATCCACACCTTCAATAACAACATTGCCAAATGCTTGATTAACATATACACCAAATGTAGTTAAACTTGCTTGCGTTTGCCCTGTGTAATTTGTTTGATTCCAACTAGCATTAGCAACACCTTGAATTGTTAAATTTCTTACACCTTCACGATGCGAATAATTTTGCCCACCTGAATATGAATTAACAATTTGAATACATCCAACATTACCACCTGTATGATATAAAATTGTTGATGGACCATCACCTTGTAATACAACACCAACAGGTATTGAAATTAATCCAACTTTATAACTTCCTGATGGTACTAAAACTAAAGAACATAATGGGTTATATAGTTGATATGCAACACTAGATAAATGTCGATATATAGATGAAGCATAATTTAATGCAGCAGTAAAAGCTGCTGTGGAATCTACTGTACCTGTAGAATCAGCACCAAAATCTAAAACAGATACTGTCTGTTGTAGTTTTGCTGTTACAGTTGTTGTTACCGCATTTGCATTTCCTTGATTGTAAGAAATGGAAGTACTTGTAATTGTTGAATTTGCTATGTTATAAGAAACATTGGCTGAAATAACTCCACTAGTAATATTGACGTTTCCAAGCGATAAATTATTAATAATTGTAACAACTTGTCCAAGATTAGCAGTCGTACTACCAATCGTAATTGGTGTTTGAAAATTAGTATCTAATTGCGATAAAGGAATCGCAGTTGTTGCAGTTTGAAATGTATAGGGAACGCCAGCCATTAGAACCTCACTCTTAATTCATGTTCAAATTCAAATCCGTTATAAACGAATCCAGGTGTGCAGTTTGATTGTATCGTCATTCCCAAGTATTTTCCATATTGTTTAGCATCTGATTTAAATAAAGAATATCCAACTGTTGTCCATCCAACTGTTGCACCAGAGGCATTTGTCCATGACACAACTTGACTTGCATTGTTTTGCCAAGAAACAAAACTTGTTAAACTTATTGCTGGACTTGAACTAATTTCACTATCTACAGTTGTACTTAAAGTAACACCATTATTACCATTAGTACCTTCAATACCTATTTTTAATGCTTGTTTAGTGCGAATATTATCATCCATCGGCAACAAAGCAGTTTGCACAATAGTTGCAATAGAATTACTGCTATCGTTATATAAACGATATAAAGTAGTGCCGTCTGTACCATATAGCCCTATTTTACCAAGAACAGGCACTGAAGTGATATAAGCTAAACTGTTATTTTGTGAAGTAATAAACCATTTTTTCTCAAAAAATACAGCTTGAATATAACGATAACTCTGACTAAACACCGCATCATAATATCGAAAATTAAAGGCTGCACATAAAATGTTATTTAATAAGACTTGTCCCGCATAAATTGGACTATTAAAGTCAATATTCGGTATCATACCGTCTAAACTGTCCGACAATTTAGAGGTTGTTGATCCAACGAGTGCATAAATACCGTAATCATTCATAAATAATACAGAACGGAAGTACGGAAATATGGCATACGGGCGCTTTGTTCCCACCGATGCAGATACGTTTGTATTTGTAAAAATAGTCACACCAGTTGATGTAACCCTAACATCAGAAAACACATTAATCGAATCATCACCAAAAATATACAAAAAGTTATTGGCAGCTAATAATTGAATGATGTTTCCATGCAAAGTAGAGTCTGTTAAAGTCAAATAGCCCGCAGAAACACTTGTAAAATCGCTATAATAGCCCGCTGCTGAATAATAAACCGTTCTGCCTTGCGCAACCCATACCCTACCACTAAATGTTGCTACACCCACGTTTTGATTGTTATTCACAATAGGTTGTAATACAGCCGTATTGCCACCTGAACCACCAGGATTTGTGATAGTCACAGAAATATTCGCTGCATTGGTATAACCTGTACCATTATTGGTCATAATGACTTGAGTAATGGCATTTCCTTGAATAATCGCTTTAGCTACTGCGCCCGTACCCCCACCACCAGAAATAGCAATAGTTGTATTGGCGGTATTGGTGTAGCCTGACCCTCCAGACACTACGGCAAAAGCTAATGTTCCTGTAGCAAAAGTAGTAATACCAGCAATTGCATTAGCTCCTGATCCTCCGCCTCCAGAAAAAGTAACGGTAACATTAGAACCATTGGTATAACCAGAACCACCTGTTAATAAGGTGATGGTGCTAACATTACCGTTTAAAATGGTACATACTGCATTGGCTTGCGTTCCACCTATCTGGTCGGGAGCAGAGATAGTGACGGTGGGCGCAGAAGTGTAGGCATTTCCTGCCGATGTCAATGCAATTGTACCAATCGAGCCTATTGAAACTGTGTTGTTGCCATCCCAAGAATACAAACCATTGTTTGGATCAAGAATTAACATCCGATCATTGTTGTATTGAGAATAAGTAATTCCCGCATTAGAAAATGTGCCTGCAACAGCCACGTTTCCTGTTGTTTGTTTTTGTACGTTGTAATATTCTGATGCACCATTCGCTTCAAAACCTACAACAAAATCATTTAATCCTAAATTAACAGAAGCAAACGTAGTAACCGTATTACTAAAAGTCACAATTGTGCCAGTAGCATTAGTCACATTGGATACGGTTGGAATAATTTTTAAGTTAGCATAACCGACTGGTTGAGCATTTTCTAACCAACTAAACTCATCATCTTCAATTGAGGTGCGGTTAGCTTTGGTGTTAAGACTTTTAAATTGCTTAACAACCTTGTACGATTTTTTCTGTTCTGCGCTTGCCATTTACATAGGACTACTATAAATGGTTGGAATACGCCTCGTATAGATAGTGTTGACAATAGAGGCAATCTGACGTTGATACTCTTGTTTGTATATTTCTGCTTCACCAAAACTTTGTTCATAATATTTAGCAAGATAAGCAGCATAAAATTTAACAGCCGTAGTGTACGGATCATTAATCACGTCTGCTACAGTAGAAGTAGATAAATTAAGTGCATTAGGTAACAATACACAATCAATCTCTACTTGATAGGCTTGATCAGGTACTGGTCCTATATAAATTCTGTCTTGGCTATACACACTAAATGCAAGCGGTCTACCAATGTAATTTTGCCAAAACCTAAGACGTGCATTAAAATCCGACCATGCCAAGTAATCTAAAGGTACTCTTGTATTACCCCAATACAGATTAATGTTCACAATGTCTAACACCGTATTACCAGATGTATTCGATAAAGGCATACTTGACAGTATGGAGGTTAGGTTTTCAAAAGTAATAATTTCACAATTACCGACATAAAGTAGTGTTGCAGTACCGTCTGCAAATGCTGTACTTGGTGGGTAATTCGTATAGTTGTTTGTGCCGTTAGCAGGATAGGCAGGTGCAGTAGATCCACTCACACCATTAGTTTGATATTGATAAATAAAAATATTACTAAAGACGTATGATCCTGCTGTAACTGCTGTGTTTGCTACCCATGCAGTAGGAGTACCACCTTGCACTATGGGAGTCTGGGTTACTACAATTTGTCTTAAACACCCAGTATCACGAACTACACGTTCCCTTGCTGAATTTATATAATCAGTTAATTGTTGTTGAGTATAGAAATTAAGGTTAGCATCGTGCAACAATCGTTGAACATCGGTGAGATAGCTCTGTAAGGTTGCCATGTTCTATTCATAGTTTAAACTGCTTTAAGGATTTTTCCCCTTGTCTGCGCTGAATCAGGCAAGGGTACTCTTTCCACCAACGGGGATAACGATTGGTTCTTTTTTGGTCGTTCAATTTGAATGTCTACTTGTGCAAGTAGCTCTAAACCCTTCTTTACTTCCAAATTGTTTTTAATCCAACCTAAACGAGCCAAATAAGGAAACTTGTCCTCTTTATCGTAACCAAATACATGTTCAGCAACAAACACAGGCACTTCAACAGTAACTCCTTTTTTAAATTCATAGAATTTACCATCGTAGCCATCTACGACTTCAAGGTCTGTGTTATTGGTTACAAATACAGTAGACATTAGAAACTCACTACATCGCCATACACACAAATGTCAACGGTATTGCCGTTTCCAGAAGGTGTATTAATATTAACGTACAAGGCTTGTGTTACCGATCCTGACACTACGTTTGCAGTATAAGGGGATGACGGTGTTATATCCTGCCATGTGCCAACACCAGTTATTGTTGTTAACACGGTGTTTGCAAAAACAATATTTGCGTTATTGTTGGTTGCAGAAATTGACACATTAGCAGAAGAAACAGATCCTGTAGGATTTTGTATAGTTACTCTACGAATAATAACACCACCAGAATTGGCAACAGCACCGCCATTCGTTAAACCACCACTTAATAAAGGAATAGTAATAACTGCATTACCACCTGTATTCAATGAGGTTGCACGAATAACGCCAAGTCTACCATTACTAAAACTGTCAAGGTAAAACTGACCGACTGAATCTGGATTAGCCATTGTTTACTCCTTAACTTGTAAAGGTAGCAGATACGTTTTGTCCACCATTGACTGTATACAAAGTTAATGTCTGATTCGATACAGTTGCGTTTGCTCGCACGTTATATCCGTCAGAAATTAATGTACCGCCAGAGTTAGAAGCAATGTAAGTTGTCCAGTTGTTATTGTTTGTACCACTGTTGACTTCAATTGCTACGTTTGCAGCAGCAACTAAAGGCATAATGTACATACCTGCTGGAACATACTGTGCTGTCAAAGTACCTGCGTTCATTGCAGTTAAATTACCAATACCAATACTAGAAATAGTGACCGTCTGTGGATAACCACCAGGTGTATTTGTGTTGGTGTTTGCTAATAAGATTTTATTTAAACCGAGTGCCATGTTATAAGCTCCTTATAGTGAAATTGAGTTATAACCAGTCACACGAGTCATGGACTTAGGTTTAGTAGAAACTAATTCTGCAATCATAAGTACTGCACCGACATAACCAATCTGCCAGTTCGGTAAAGTTGATTCAAAACCAGTAAATACAAACGAACCTTGATCGTGGATGTATAAACTCAAGTAGTTGGAGTTAATAAAATACAATGTGCCTTCAGGACAGTATGGATCTGGATAAATAGGAACACCAGCAACCATCAATGCTCTAAACGCAGCTTGTGGACCATTTGCATCACCATCAAACGCATGACCTGGAGTAATCACATATTGCTCTTGACCTACAAAGTCTTGTGCTAACAATGTCCATGTACCAAAACCACATACACCAAATGTAGGCACTTCCGCTCCGTACTTGACAGTACCAGAGATGTATTGCAATACGTTTTGACGTGTTGGATTGACGTTACCAGCATTGTAAACTTTAGATTTCCACCAACCGTATGTAGAACGGTTAATGTTTCCGTAAGTTGCTAAGTTTGTACCGTCATCAATTGCACCAGGTAATCCAATAAATTGTTGGGTATTAGTGTAATTGTTGTAAAGAGCAGTAGCCATCGCATCCATCATGACGTTTGTAGCGTCATTCATACGGGCTTCAATTAATGGGATGATTGCGTAGTCTTGTTGCACTGCGCCTTCCATACCGAGAAACGGTACAGGAGAAATCATCAGTTTAAGGTTAAATTCAGCAAGGAAAGCACCTTGTTGGACTGAAGGTTGCGTAAAGCTACCTGAATAGTCCGACCACTGTGCGTTCACAAACTGTGCGCCTTGCACAGGTACTGAAACTTGGGATACACCACCAGAGGCTTGTTGACTGTTACCAATCAAAGCAGCCATTAACGGTGTGCTGTTATAAATTTGTACAACCAACTTAGGGATAAATGCACGGCGTGTAACGTAGGTTAACTCGTTATACTGTGAACTACCCGAAGCTGGTACTATTCCGCCTCCAATTGGCATAATCAACTCCTATAGTAAATATCCCCTATTTACAATCATAAACCAATGGGCTTAGTGCTTTTACGCAAGTCCATTAGCGCCTGTGCTGCTTCGTTTCTTGCACCTTGAATCGGATTTTTCATAAACGACTCAAGATTAAATTTCTTCATCACGTTTGGATTGTAACCCATACTTGAGTCAGAAGTAGGTACTGCTGCTTGTTTCATCCACTCGAAATATTCAGCTGCTGTTTCGTGATCGTGAATTTGTTTTTCCAGCATAATTTTTTCAATTTCTGGAATGTCGTTTTCAGATGCTTTACCTTTTTTGATTAAAGAATTTCTACGACTTTGTAAATCTTCCATTGCTTCTTTTTCTTTCATTTTTGATGCCAATTTCTGATACTCGTCTTGCGTTTGCTTGAGTTGTTTAGAAATGTGATCTTTGAGAGAAAGTTCTGGAATCGTTAAATCAGGTTTCACTTGTTGCGTTAAACGCAAAAAAGATTCCCGTGTATTTGGATTATCAGCGAGCTGTTTTGCAAGCATCGCTAATTCATCTCGTTGTTCTAGTGAAAGATCTTCTAAAGACATTTTTATCCCCTTTTAAATTAAATGACTTTTTTAGTATCACCAGGATTACTTGTGGTCATCATATTTTTAAATCCAGCTTTAGGTGCTGAAGTTAAACCACCAAATTGTGAATATCTTGGTGTATTAATGATTTGACCATTTTTCTGGTTGTTGTCGGTAGGTCTACGAGGAGATGCTGCACCTCTTGGTTTAAACAGTTCCATACTATTTCCTTTACATAGGTTGTGGTGGAGGCATACCACCAGGAGGAGGACCACCAGCACCAGCGCCCATTGGAGGCATTGGAGGAGAAGGTGCGCCACCAGGTGACATACCAGGAATCAACGGTGCTTGTTGCATTGCTTTACCTTCAGGCGTTGCACCACCAGCTTGAGGTAATTGTTGTAACATTTGCATGATTTCAGTTGGTTGCAAAGAATTCGTTTTTGCTCTCTTTGCACCGAGAATTGTTGTCAAGGTACGAATACCATTTAATACTTTTTGACCTTCTTCTGATTCACTGCCAAGTGCAGGCAATGCTTGCTCTAATAAATCCATTGCCATTGCAATGTTCACTAATGATGCCTCACGATTTCCCATCTTGGGTTCTGGTGTTGACATGGGAGAAGCCATAGGCGCACTACTGGGATCAGAGATACCTGTTGGTGTTTCAGGAACGGGTGGCTTTCCACCAGGAGTTGCTCCATCCTTTTGGCTTTTCAACAAGTTCATCAACTGATCTGGCGGCATGCTCATAGTTATTTCCTATTCAATTACAAGAAAGATTAAACCTTTCTATCAAAATGTCAAGTAGGGGGTAATATTTCTATTCCCACCCCCAAAGGGAGGTTAAACGGTCAAACCGTAGAATCCTTGCGGATTACTTACGACCTTTACGACCTTTTCTTCCTTTACGCATGGAAAATCTCCTAATCCAAGCGGTCCACCGATTTGGGTTGGCAGCCAACACCCTTTCCTTCTCACAGGAAACCCGTGTTTATCCCCTCGTAGGTCTACCGCCATAATCTTTGCGAGTCCCACGACTAAAACTTTTAATACCAGTATTTTTGTACTGCATAGATGGCGTAGCACTTCTCTTTAAAGTTTCCGTAGATACTTTAGGTTGATCAGCTCTGGGCGCTACATTAATTGCCATCATTCCTCCATCTTCATTTTATGCTGTTCTTTACCTTTTTGACCTTGAGGTTGCGGTTGTGTTGCTTTTTTCGCTTCCTCTTGCTTTAAACGGTCTTTCAGTAATTGTTTCATTGGTGGCTCTAATAAGTCAAGTAAAGATTCTTTACTAATTGCTTGCGCCTTAAATAAATTAAATGCTAACTGTTTTAAATCCTCTGTAAAGATAGGACTATTGGAGTGAGCATCCACTTTTACTACAAAATCGTCTGTAAATTGTTCTGCAATAAACAGTTTACCGTCTACATCTTTAAAATGCGTATCATCATAATTTTTCATGAGTTTTAAATACAAAGTAGCCACTTTTTCAAGGCTATCTTCTACAATCAAAGCTCTTTTCTTAGCTCTAGAGCTACCAAGACGTGCTAATTGGCTTGCATGACCTTGAGAACGGACTCCAGACTCACCTTTACCTGATAATACGTTAGAAATACCAGAAACTTCACTAAACATAGCGTCAATTTCATGGATGACTTCAAATAAATCAGGTGGCATCTCAGGAGCAAGGTTTTCAACCCTCGCACCAGGCATATCACTAGCAATATGGCTTCCAGCACGGTTTAAAGCCAAGAATTTCTCATCCATGATGCCACTAATACCTGAAAACACTCTTGGAGGAGCTACTTGTTTACTTAACAAGTCTAAAATCTCTGTCATACGGGTATTTCTAAGTTGTTGAAGGTTTACTAGCTTAGAAACTTCCGACACACCCCAAAAATAATCGTATTGAGGGACTGGGCATATCTGTACAAAAGGACATTCACCTTTTAAAAACATACTTTCACCAGGTCTGTCATAAATAACCACATTAGGATTAGCAATGGTTACTACTTGATAATCTTGCGTATCATCGTTCCATAACCAACACTCACGCATTTCCACCATATCTTCAGCAACTCTAGCTTTGTAACGGTTTGTGCCGTACAACTCCATATTGACATTACCGTAGATAGTAGGGTTAGTTTGGGACATAACAATACGGTTTACTGCGTCTGGAATCTCAGATTCTTGTACTCGAACACCACCAACCACCCTTTTAATGATGGCATCACGTTGCGGATGGGAATAAAGACG